CACCGCGAACGCCGCCACCTTCGTCGCCGTCCCGGTGTCCCGCGTCACGTTCACCGTCCGCGGCGAGGTCCACCCGCTGACCGACTGGCTCACGCCGTCCAAGTTGTAGACGATGGTCCCGTCCCACGTCACGACGATGTCGTAGCTCGACGTCCCCGGCGTGGTCACCGCCTTGAGACTCGGGGCCGAGAACGACGGGACGACGACCACGTTCACCCCGCTCGCCGTGCCGGATGCCTCGGACGTCGCCGCGGAGTCGGCCTGACCGGGAGCGCGATGCTTCAGCCGGTAGTAGTAGGTCGTCCCGTTCTTGGGCAGGTAGTCGACATAGAGCCCGATTTCTGCCGAAATCACGTCGAGCTCGGTGAACCCGCTCCCCGAGGTGGTCGACCGCTCGATGACCGTCTGGAACGCTCCCGCCGCGGGATAGAGCGCGAGCGTGATGCCTTGCGGGAGGTTCGCATCGTTGTAGCCCGCGAGCACCTGCACCGCGATCGGCGCGGTCGCCGTCCCGGTCGTCGTCCCTGCCGTCGTGAAGGTCGCCGTCACGGGCGTCATCGCGACCTTACTGACCGCGTCCCGAAAGGCGACCCCCGCGATGTAGGCGGTCGAGGCGGTCAGGTCAGCGATGAGCGTCGAGGTCGTTCCCTCGGCCAGCGTGTTGACGCGGAACGGGGTCCAGTCACTCGGGGCCACCGACCCCGGCGCGACGTAGACGTCCACCGCGTCGACCGTGTTCCCGTTTAGGCTCCACGAGACCACCGCCGTCTGGCTGGTCAGCGTCCCGATGGTCACGCCCGTCGGCGCAGTCCAGGCGTTGAGCGTCACCGTCTGCCAGCCGGACCACGCGCTCGGGAAGATGCCGGGCTGCTCCGAGCGGACCCGGACGTGGACCTTCGTCGCCCCGAGGCGAACCGGCGGTAACTGCACCGCGCCCGTCGGGACTTGGCCCGCCTCGTAGCGCGTGAAGACCTGCCCGTTCCCCGTCGGGGCGCTCGCGCCCGTGGCCCACTCCACCGCGACCGCGATGTTCCCCGAGTTGAGCGTCGCCGCGTTCGTGATGGTGAACTGCGCCACCCGCCGCGGATCAGCGGTCGAGACTGCCAGCGAGACCGTCGCCGCGGTTGCGGGCTGCACGAACCCGCCCGCGTCTACCAGCTTGAAGACAACCGACTCGGGCCGCTCCTCGCGCCGGACGATCTGCGCCACCCGCGACCCGACCGAGCTCTCGCCGATGCGGTAGTTGCGGTTCGGGTAGTAGCTGGCGTCGAGGTAGATGAAGTCGCCGACCTGCGCCGCGGCAGCCGCCGCCGTGCGGAGCACCGCGACCTCGGAGTTCACCGCGCCGCGCCCGAACCGCTCGAAGCCCTCGTACACCACGCCCCGCGACCACGCCTCGAACGACGGGACGAACGACTCCGCGTCCGTCACCATCCCCGGAATCGTGTAGTCCACGACCCGCGTCGAGAACGTCGAGGTGTCCGCGTTGGTGTAGGGCAGCACTTGCTCGGTCGCGTAGATGCCGTCCGGCGTCGGGTCCGTATCGTCCGAGTCGAAGTCCGTCGTCGAGGTCAGGACGCTCTGGGTCAGCGTGAACCCGGTCACGACCGTGGACTCGTCGAGGTCGTAGATCGTCGGCGGCTCGTCGCCCACGATGTCTGCCGTCGCGATGGTGTAGGTCGGGGCCGTGTAGTTCAGCACCCGCGTCGTGAAGAACTCCACCTCGCCCGCGGTGTTGATACGCGCCGAGAACCCGAACGGCCCGAACAGCGACTGCTCAAGAAAGTCGGCCATCGTCTGCGGCGACTGGATGCGGTAGGTCACCTGCAGCGTATCCCCGAGCGCGGCGCGGGTCGTGTTATACGCGGTCGTGTTGACCGTCAGGTCGGCCAACTCGTAGAGCTTCTTCGCCATATCGACCGGGTGCATCTGCGCGTAGACGCAGGACGGCGCGGAGACCTGCCGCGTGACCGCCCGCACCCGGAGCGTCGCCCCGGCAGACGGAAGCGTCGGCCAGCTCGTCTCCGGCTTGTAAAGCTGGACGTAGAGGTACGGGGCCGCGCCGTAGTTGAACGATCCCGCGGCAACCGCCCACGATGAATAGTTGATGCCGCGGATGCTCCCGAGCCATTGGTTGCCCGAGGAGTCTGTGATGACCGCGGTCAGGTCCGGGAAGGCGAAGACCTGATCGTTGCGGAGGTAGCTGAAGTCCGCGCCCGAGGCCGAGGCGTCCCCGCTCACCCGCTTCAGGTACGGCTTGACCGAGCGCCACCATTGCGCAATCTGCCGCGGGCCGGGGATTTTCTTCTTCTCGTAGAGCGGATAGAACGCCCCCGCCTCGTAGAACAGCGCGAGGATGTCGCCCTCGACCGGGGTCGAGCTCCCCGTCGTCGCCTTGTAGGTGTAGAACCAGCCGCCCGAGTCGATGGTCCGGGTCGTCCCGCCACCGAGCCCCGTGATGATGGGCCCGCCGAAGATGCAGCCCCGCTTCGGGAACGCCGTGCGCTCCGCTGCAGTCTGCCAGGTGAAGACCTGCTTCGTCTGCTCGACCCGCCGCGTGTTGCTGACCGTGATGGCGTAGCGGATCGCGTCGACCTGCCGGATGTTGGAGACGTAGCCCGCGCACCAGACGGAACCGTTCGGCGGCACCCACGTCGCCCCGCCGTCGGTCGACATCTCGACGAACGCCCGACGCGAGAGCAGGTGCGGACGAGCCGAGGTGCCGGACCCGTCGTAGAGCTTGTTCGTGACGAGACGGATCGTGCCGGTGACGTCCGTCCCCGTGGCGACGTCCACCACCTCGACCACATACGCCCCGGTCCGCACCGCGCCCGTGAGGAGGTCGACCTCCTGCCCGTCCCCGCTCGGCGGGGCCGCGATGTAGGGGTTCGTCCCCCCGGCCACCGAGGTGACCACCAGCTCGTCCGCGGAGTTGGCCGCGTTACGAATCCGCAGGCGATACGCTTGGTTCGGCATCAGTCAGGGTCAGTCGTAGATGCAGAGCATCGGTGCCGCCGTGCTATTGATCAGCACGAACGTCATCGAGTAGAGGAGGAGGGCCTTGTCCTGCAGCGCGATCCCGATGTCCCCCTCGGGCGCGAGGTAGGCGGTATAGGTCCGGCTCGAGGCGTCGCCCGTCGTGACCGTCACCGCGTTCCCGCGGAGGAGCCAGTCCTGCGTTCGTAGCATCGACGTCATCGAGGTGTTCGGGATGTCGGTCATCCCGAAGGACGCCCCGTAGTCCGTGCGGAACCGAAACTGCGACGGCACCCCCGTCCCGAGCGAGACCGCCCGCGGACCGATGGGGCGCTGGAACGGCGTCCAGTCCGCGAACCGCGACCCGACCCCGAGCGACATCCCCGTCGTCCCGTTGTCGAGCGTCACGACGCCCGCTGCGCCAGTTACGCCCGAGGCGTCATTGAACGAGATACTCGCCATCAGCCCACCCTCCCGCGGCTATTCGCCTTCGCCATCAACTCCTGCATCGCCCGCTGTGCGCTCGGATCGTTCGGCCCGATGATGGTCACGTTCGTCGAGCTCCGAGGCTGCATCCCCGCCGCCGTCGTCGCGGAGGTCGCGCCGAAGATGATCTGCGAGGACGGGACCGACATCCCGCCCGCTGCGGAGTAGGTCAGCCCGCCTGCGCCACCGATGGCCGACATCGGGGCGGTCTTCGCCGAGCCACCCATCGACCGCGCCAGGGCGAGCAACGCCACCGCCGAGGCGACCGCGAGGAGCGGGTGCGCCATCATAAACGCTTGAATCTTTGCCATCAGCGTCCCGAACCCAATCGCCGCGAGCGCCACGTCGACCATCACGGACGCAAGCGAGGAGACGATGGCCTGTCCCATTGCCTGAAATGCGTCGCCGATATTGCCCGTGGCGATTGCTGCCTGCAGCCCAGATACCAGTCCACCACTCACCGCTCCAGCAATACCAACGGCGAGGTTGTTCTTGATATCCTCGATCCGCATCGCGCTCTCGAACGCCTGAATCTGCTCATCAGTCAACGGCTTCGGAGGAGGAACCGGTGCGAGTCGCATCTTTGAGATGTCAAGGCCGGCTCGTGCGATGCTTTCTATGCGTGCCTTTTTCGCTTTTTCAGCATTGGCGCGGGTTGCCTCATCAATCAACTCCTGCTCGCTCGGGCCGTATTTGTTTCGATAGAAAGCCGTCGACTCTGCAAGAAGTCGCTCACGCGCCCTGCGAGCTTCTGCGGCGAAGCGAACATCAAACGGCAAGGGAGCAGCACGACGGCTGCCACCACTTTCTGGAGCCGCTGCACTAATCGTGATGGGTGCTGCGCCGCCTGTGGTCGGCATTGGCGCTTCCATCGCGGTCCGCAGTCTGGCGAAGTTCTTCTCGCCAGTTGCGAGGACTTCGTTCAGGCGTTCGAGTTCTTCTCTGTTGGCCCGATTGAATGTCGTGAACCCAGTCGCCTTTAGTTCTGCGATGCGCTGGCGAACGGCACCGAGGCCGTCATTGATGTCAACAATCGAGTCAAGCGCCCCTGCCGGGACACCGAGTTCGAGGTCGCGCATCTGCTGTCTGATGCCAACCTTGTCGCCGGCGTTCGCGATCTGCGCCAGCGACTCCTCAAACTTTTTCGCCATCTCCGCGGCTTCAGTCGAAGTCTGTCGGAACTTCGACATCGCAAACGTGGCAAAGCTCAAGATGGCCGCGACCGCCAAGCCCTTCGGTCCGAACATCATCGCGACCTGCGAGCCCGCCTCGATGATGCGCGTCCCGGCATCAGCGGTCAGCGACCCGGTGCGCCCGATGGCCTGCCCGACCGCCGCGAACCCGATAGCCGCCTTCGCCGCTCGCGATCCGCTGACCTCCGACTGGGTGCCGAGGTTCTGCACCCCGCGTCCGCTTTTCGCTGCTGCCGCCGCCATCTCCTCGGCGGCCTTCTTCGCGGCGTCCTTTGCCTTCGTGACTGCGTTCGCGATTTGGGCGTTGACGTCGACGATGGGGCGAGTCGTCTGGGCATAACCTGCGACCGCCGCGGCGTGGCCCTTGAGTTCGGCACTTATCTTGGCGACTTCGGCGGTCGTGACCTTCATCTTCTCGGCGACCGCCGTGGTCTCGGCCTTGAGACGCTTCAGCGCGGCCTCGACAACGGCTGCGCCCTCCTCCTTGACCAGCATCTCAACGCTGAAGACCTGCATCGGCTACTCCTTGACGACGGCCTGCGCCATCCGTTGAGATAACGCGGTCAACCGTTCCCGCGTCTGGTCGAACATCTGCGACAACTGGCCCGCCGCCTTCAAGTATCGCATCTCCATCTTCTGCAAGTCCTGCGGCTGATGGAACGCGATGGCGACCTGTCCCGCCAAGTCCGTCCGCTCCCCCATCCGAGTCACCACCTGCTCCCGCTCCATCGCTCGCAACTCGGCCCACGTCCAGAGCGTCACCGCGAACGACTCACCCGCCACCTGCGTCACCCCTCGCCCCGTCCGGCAGGCCGTCTCCACCAGCACCCGCCGGACGTACTGCTCCGCATCCCACGAGACGGCGACCGACGGGCCATCGGCCACCGCCGCGGTCAGTTTTTTGCCGACCGCTCCGCGAGCATCTGCTCCACCTCGACCACCTGCCCACGGCTCAACTGCACGAGCGCGGCGACCTGATCCACCGAGAGGCGCTGGACCTCCTCGGGCGTCAGGTCTGGGCACGAGCTCGCCACCACCTCAAGCAAGGCCCCGAGCATCGCCGTCCCGTTGTCGTCCGTCTGGAGCGCGGCCACCTTGTGCGCCGCGGCTCCTGTCAGGGGATACACGACCACCTCTCGGGAAAACAAGGTGACACGCGGTAGGCGTGAAGGGTTGACCAGGTCGTCCAGATTGATCGTCGTCATCGGTAGGATGGGTTAGACGGTGGTGAGGTACTCGATGCGGAACGGGGCCGCGCCAATGTTGGAGAAGCCGGAGAGGGTCGGGTCGAGCCGCGCCTCGATCTCGATGGCGATGGCGACCTCGGCCCCGTCCTGCCCGGTGATATCGTACTTCGTGCAGAGCGCCGACGGGAAGCGGACCTGCACATAGCTCCCGGTGGAGGACGTCGCCCCGCCGCGCTGCCAGATGCAGCGGACGTTGGAGAGGTAGTCGCCCGCCACGAGGAGCTGGCCCGCGGACTTGGCCTCGTAGGAGGTCGAGCCCGTCCAGGCACCCGTCGCGCTGGTGGTGGCCCCCGGCTCGATCTGCGCGACGTTCGTCGTGGCGAGCTGGATCACGGTGCCCGAGACCTTCGGCATCCGCATCGTGACGCGGTCGAGGAGCCGGACGTTGGAGCGCTTGCCGTCGAACTCGGCGTTCCGATACGTCACGCCGGGGTCGAACTTGAGGCCCCCCGAGAACGCGCCGAAGACGGTCGCGCCGACGTAGAGGACGCCCGAGTCGAGCAGGATGTCAGAGGGAAGGGACGAGGTGTAGCCGGTCAGCGGTGCGGTCATTGGTCTATCCTACGGTGAGGGGTGCGTGGGTGTAATCTATACAGCGCGGTCCGTCAAGACACGGGGCCAGAGGAAGAACTCGTAGTTCCCGACCACCCCCACGACCGCGGAGTCTGCCGGGTCGGTCATCATCGGGATGGTCTGCCGGGTACGCGACCGCCCGACCTGAATCCCCGAGCGGGCGTCGAGGTACGCCGTCAGGCATTGGTCGACGAGGTCCATCGCGGACTCCACGAGCGCGATCTGGCTCTCGGGCTTCCCGATGGCCTGCACCTCAAGGACCGCCGTCTCCCGGTAGCCGTTGTAGGCCGTCAAACTCGTGCGATCCAGCCGGAGCGTCAGGTACGGGAAGACGGGACTCGCGGGCGCGGCCCGGACGTAGACCCGGTCCCCGACGTAGTCCCCGAGCTGGTCGCCGCTCGGCCCCTCGTAGGCCAGCAGGCGGTCCCGGATGGTGGCGTAGATGCCGACCGTCGAGGCGCTGGACGGGAGCGCGAGACTATTCGGGACGACGTACTTGGGCAGCGTCATCGGACGGCCTTCCCGCGCTCGAGGTAACGGTTGAGGACGCGGTTGTAGGTGTCGATCATCTGCTTCGCCGAGTCGAGCGCGACCGGCTTGAAGATGGCGACCCGCTCGAACCGCCGCGTGAAGATGTTATGGTGCCCGAGCTCCCAGGCGAGCGCGATCTTGCCGACCGAGAACCGAGAGGTGACCGCCTTCGCCTTCCGGCCCCGCTTGGGCTTGGCGGTCGCGGTGATGCCCTCGGGGATGCCCACCTTCGTGTACCAGCCGTTCCCGCCGAACGTCGGCTCGTCCCGCTGGATATGCTGGACGACCTGCGCGGTCGAGCGGAACGCCTGCGAGGTGTAGTAGCCCCGCATAAACCGCCGCTTGAGGTTGCCCTCGTAGACGTTCGCCGCGGCGTCCAGCGCCATCCGGGAGGCGTCCCGGTACTGCTTCAGGAACTCCGGCGACAAGTCGCGGACGCGAACGGTCATTGGGCGTAGCGCGGCTGCGTGACCACGAGCGGCGTCACGACCTTGAGGTCCGAGGCGTTGCCGCCCGTCACGATCTGGTAGATGGTCTCGCCCGCGTAGCTTGCGAGGGCCGCGGTATCCGTCCCCGAGACCACCCGGTAGTACGTCCCGAGCACCGAGGACTCCGTCATCGGAAGGGCGACGAACCCGTCGATCGCCGTCACGCCGAGCGCGTCCTCGTACAGCCCGACCGCGATGGTGTTCGCGCCCGTCCAGGCGATGTAGTCGTTCGTCGCCGCGTCGTACTTCTTGAGCGCCTGCCGGACGAGGTAGGCGTTCGACGGGTTGATCTGCTTACTGACGGCCATCGCCCGCTCCTATGTCAAGCCCTGTGAGAAATCTATCACCGTCACCTGATTCCCGCCCCCCTCCCGCGCCAACCGCTCGGGGCCGGACTGCTCCACCCACGCCACCTCGAGCCCGCTGCCATCCCACGCCAGCCGGTCCGGGCCGCTCTGCTCGAGCGCCTCGACGTAGGGCCCGCTCTGGTCCCGCCCGATGGCCCGCGTGATGACACCCGCGACCGGCGCGAAGCCGTCATAGGTGCCCTGCCCGAGTCCCGTGAAGACGATCCGCGGGTTGACCAACGCCGGGGCGAGTCCGGCATAGGTGCCAGCCCCGGTCCCCGTCTGGACGAACTGGTTCTGCGCGACGACGACGGTCGGCTGCAGGCCCGTGTACGTCCCCGACCCGACCCCCGTGGGCACCGCGTTCGGGATGATCAGCGTCGGCGCGAATCCAGAGTAGGTGCCCGCCCCGACCCCGGTCGCCACCGTCCGCGGCGTCGAGATGGTCGGAGCCGCGCCCGTATAGAGCCCGGACCCCGTCGCCGTGGCGACGTTTGTCGTACTCGAGACGACGACGGTCGGGGCCTGCCCGGTGTACGTCCCGGTCCCGGTCTGGGTCGCCGCGGCTTGGTTGTTGGTCGCGACGACCGACGGGAGGAACCCGGTATAGGTGCCCTGCCCGGTCGCGGTCGCGACGCTGACGTTGTTCCCGAGACTTGGTGCGAAGCCGGTGTACGTCCCCGACCCCGTCTGCGTCCCAATCTGGTTCGCGTTGATGACGTTCGGCGCGAAGCCCGTGTACGTCCCCGCCCCCGTGCTCGTCGGGATCGCGTTCGGCGTGACGACCGTCGGGGCGAGCCCCGTGTAGGTTCCCTGCCCGGTGGCCGTGGCGACCGTGACCGAGACCAGCACCGTCGGGGACTGGCCCGTATAGGTGCCCTGCCCGAGCCCAGGTTGGGCGCTGACGGGCGCGAGGACCGTGGGGGCCTGCCCAGTATAGGTACCTGTCCCCGTGGCCGTCTGCGCGGCGACCGGGAGACTGACCGCGGGGACGAGCCCCGTATAGGTGCCAGAGCCCGTCGCGGTCGCGACGTTCGTGGCGAGGGCTGCAGTCGGCGCGAAGCCGGTGTAGGTGCCGGTCCCGGCCTGCGTCTCGGCGACTTGGTTCGCCGTGACGACGACCGTCGGCGCTTGCCCGGTGTAGGTCGCGGCCCCCGTCGAGGTGGCGACCTGCTGGTTATTGCTGACAGCAACGGTCGTGGCGAACCCCGTGTACGTCCCTGCGCCCACGCCCGTCGCGACGATGACGCTCGCCGTGAGCGTCGCCGCGACGAAGCGTTGGGCGTTGAATGGCCCGCGGCTGCGAAGGTTCGGAGCGCCGCGACCCATCGGTCGACTACGCCGCCATCACAACGTCCGACGCCGCCACGCCGAGACGGGTCGCGAGCGCCGCGCAGAGATCGTCGTCCGTCCAGTCCGGCTTATCGAGCGGCGCGTTCGTCTCGCTCAACTGCTCGTTCCCGGTACGCGGAAGGTCCACGCCCTGCACCTCGTCGCGAATCGTGTAGCCATACTCGACCGCGACGGTGTGGCTGGTCGGCGTGATGTAGTAGCTCGTGATGGTAATGGTCATTGGTCTGTGTTAGGCGAGGGTTTGACGCCACGGTGGTTCGACGACTTTTTGATAATCCACGATGGTGTTGTTGGTTACGTTCAAGTTGTTGCCGTTTCCTGACTCATCCTCCAATGGCAACGTGGTCTGCTTTGCACCGCTGAACCGCAACCCAATATATCGCGCTTTTAACCCGGGGAGCGACTCGTTGGGCTTCATCAGATGCGGGATTTCATTGGCACGAATGACAATGTTAGGAAACACCTGCACGTCAAACAAATAGCCGAAAAAGTTGGCGACGGACTGACTGCTTCCAGCTAACCGCGTCACGCACGATGTCGTGGACACCATATCTCGCGTATTCGCCGCACGACCCATCTCGACGCCGTTGACGTAATATTGAATCGAGTTGGCCGCATCGTCGAACGTGACGGCGGTGTGATGCCATACACCCTTGCGGATATATGACGGCCCCGTGAACGTCGTCGCGTCAGCCCCCGCCGATCCATAAATGCCGACGATGAGGTTGCCGTTGGCATTGTAGTAGACACCATATCCCTGCCGTAGAGTATTGGTGCTTCCGTGCTGATGAAACACATCGCCATTATATAGCGCCCCACCCGTTCCATACACCATCGCTCGATACCACCACGCGACGGTGAACCCCGTGGTGGCATTGAGCGCGGTCAGGTTATTCGCCGTGCACGAGTTCGCCTGAATGTACGCCGCTGGCACTACTGCGCCTCCATCACAACCGGCACGACTTGGAACGTGAAGTTCGCCGCCGTTGCGTTGAGCGTCTGCCCGGTCGCGTTCCACACGACGAACGAATACTTCGCCGAGAGGTCATAAACCAGAAAGGATTTCACGAAGGTGGCATTGGTCGTCGCCGTGACTAAAATCGACCCGACGAGTTCGGCCTGCAGCGGCTCGGTCGCGACCGCCGCGTCTGCCGTTCCAAGTCCATCATCTGCCAAGTCCGTCGCCTGATTAGAACGCCGGATGAGGTACAGCTTGATTGGCGCATTGAGCGTTGGCGCGGATGCCCCAGTTGTCGCCCGAAGGTAGACCATCGCCGCGGGTGCGCGGGTCGTGGTGTTATCCACGACCGCGCAGATACGGCCCGCGTTGTTCGCCAGCGACGTGAGAGTGATCGTCGGCGTGACGACCGTCTCGTAAGTGACCAGCGTTTTACTCGGCATCAGTCAACCGTCGCGCCAGACAGCGTGAAGATGCCCGAGGCGTTGAACTGAATCGTGAGCGTGTTGCCCGCCGTCGCCGTCACGTCAGCCGGGGTCGTGTCCAGCAGGCAGACGCAGACCAGCGGCTTCGTCGCCGCGGTGTCGTCGTAGATGACCGCGTAGCGGGCCGTGATGCTGCCGCCCGAGGCCGTCCACGTCGTGTCCGTCGCGTCGAACGTCGCCGTCCCGCCCGTCTGCGTCCACGTCACGCCGGAGAGCGTGTTGCCGCCCGTCGTGTAGCCGTTCGCGTTGGCGACCTCGTTCGTCAGGCCCGAGTAGACCGTCTCGGTCAGCGTGTTCGCGTCCGAGCTCGAGGTGAACAGCGCGATCTTGAACGTGTGCGTGTCCAGGTCGGTCGTGCCGTTGCCGATGTTCAGCTTGGCAGAGTCGTAGAGCTTCCATTTTCCAGCGGGCATTGCGTGGTCCTCGAGTTAGGGTCTGCTTGAATAATACCAGCTACGTCAACATCGCCCGCGTGAGCCGCTCGAACGCATCGGCGGTCGTCGGAGCCGTCGCGGTCACGACCTGCCCGTTGACCGCCTCCCACCGCAGCGCGATCGCCGCGTCCCCGACCGTCGTCGCGGCCAGCGTCCCGCCGAACCGAGCGATGAACGCCTCGGCCCGCGCCTTATCGGTCGGCCAGAAGCCGGACCGACGGACGTCCTGCCCGCAGAGCACCCGCTCGTCCATCTCCATCATCGGATGAACCCGACCGCCGAGAGCGCCAAGCTGGTCGCCGTGACCGCCGTCGTGTCCGTCTCGTTGCGGACGTAGACCGAGATGATGTCGTTCGCCGCCGTGGGGATGAGCGTCGTGAGCGAGAAGCCGTAGCCCTCGTTCGAGTCCGCGAGGACCGCCGAGATATGCACCTGCGAGAGAGGGGTGCCGTTCTTCGCAAACGTCAGCCCGTAGGTCTTGTTGTTCGCCCCGCAGACGAGCTCGACGTTCGCCGTCACGAGGAGGACTTGGTTGACCGCCTTCGTCGCCCGGAGCTCGTTGTTGGCGTACTGCGAGAAGCCGTCCTGCCCGAGCGTCGCGTCGAGCGCGGTCGTCCCGGCCAGCTTAGTCCAGACGTTCTGACCAGAGAAACTGGTCGCCGCGGACGCGGTCAGGTCCAACTGGCCCCGGCTCGGGAACAGCGAGACCACCGCGTCCCGGATGTCCTCGGGCGAGATGTCGCCGGTGATGTTGTCCGGCAGTTGCGCCAGCAGCGCGGAGAGTACCTTCGGGGTCTCGGCCATCAGTTGAATCCCTCGTCGAATCCGTTAGAGAACGCTCGGCCCGTCACCAGCAGATGTACCCCGTCGTCCACCACGACCGGGTCGAACGCGGCGAACTCGGCGTAGGTCGTCGGGTCCACCTCCTCGAGCGCGAGCTGCTGGCACCGCATCTGCCGCACCGGGTAGACCCCGCGGACGAAGTAGAGGACCGAGCCGCCCTCCTCCTTCACCACGCCATAGGGGTCCACCGGGACGTAATCGGCCACCGTCGCCATCAGGGTCGTGCGGTTGTCGATATGGCCCTGCGGCGATCCGGCCACCGTGAAGGCGTTCGCGGTCGCGTCGATGCGCCCCCAGTAGGTGCCCGCCTTCGTGTAGGTGGGCCGGGTGAAGCCGTTCGCGCCGTCCTCGCCCCGCGTGTAGAACGCGAGCCGCTGGTCCAGTAGGCCGGGGGCGACGTACATCAGCCCACCGCCACGGGGAGCTTGAGCGCCCGGATGACCTTCAGCACCCGCGCCGCGGTATCCCGCGAGACGTCCCAGGTGATGCTCGTCGCCGCCCCGGTCTCCGAGGCCGCATTCGGCGTCCGCTTCTGGTACAGGTCCGCGGCGAGGTCTAGGATGCATTGGGAGATGACCGGCTCCCAGAGCGTGTAGTGCTGCGACAGCGACAGCCCGCAGGACGCCGTGATCGTGTAGCGCGGGTTCGAGAACGAGTAGCCGGGCTCCGAGTAGATGACGCCCGTCGCCTCGCTCACCCAATACTCGTCCGTGCTCACCGTGTCGCCGTCATAATCGACGATGCTCACCGACGCGATGGGCCGACGCGGGAAGACCAGCGAGGTCACCGGGTAGTCCGCGTCCGTCTCGGCCCGGTCGATATAGGTCTGCGAGACCGCCGTGATGGGGCAGTCGATCCAGAGCTCCAGCTCGGCCTGCGCCCGTGCGAGGAGCGCGGTCAAGAGCGTGTTCTCCGCGTTGCTCTCGATGCGGAGGTAGGTCTTCAGGTCAGCGACGGTCGGCAGCGCCACGGTGGGCCTCGGTCAAGATGGTGGCATACTTGGCCCCCACGACGGGGTAGTCGTGGTAGGTGCAGACGTACTCGTGCAGCCGCTTCGCTTCCGCGGCGTAGAACCCGGCGTCCGTCGCCAGCCGCCGAATCGCGTCGCGCAGGGCGTACTCGTCCGCGGCGAAGGTATAGGGGCAGGGGATGCCGAGGTTCTCAAGGTCGCGCACCGCGTCCGCGTCCCCCGCGATCACCGGCTTGCCCATCGCCCCGGCCTCGAGCCCCGAGCCCTGAATCCCGAGCCAGAAGGAATCGAACGCCGCGTCGCAGGTCGCCTTCGTCGCGAGCGCCTCGCCGTGGCCCATATGCTCGATGAGCACCGGCTCAATGTCGAGGCCCTCCTGCATCTTCAGGTACTCGCAGGCCCGCAGGAACTCCGTCGTCCCCTTGATGGACCGCCGGGTCGGGCTGTGCGCGATGCGGAAGGTCTTCCCGCGCTTGACGCCCTTCGCGAGCGCCTGATAGTCCGCGACCGGCATCGGGATCGGGAGCCAATGCGGGATGGCGTAGCGGTGATGATAGGGGCGCGCCCCAAAGACGACTGCGCCCATCTTGTCGTCGATGCCGTCCTCGTTCGGCTTGATGGACCCGCTCGGGTTCGCCGCGTCCACCGACCCGTGATACGTCCGCGCCATCATCCGGCCCGGCTTCACGCCTTCCCGCAGGTCTTGGGTCAGACAGCGGTAGTCCATATGGCAATGCACCACGTCCGCGGTCTGGAGCAGGACGTGGACCGTCCGCGCATCGACCTCGCCGTCCCATTGCCGGAGGTCGCAATGCGG